TATACTAGAGCAGGAAACAATGGCAAGGATATTCTCTGCCCTGAGTGTAGAGAATGGTCAACAGTTTATCACTTTGCATGGAGTGCATTAGGTTGCACACATTGTGGGGAAATGATTAACAAAGAGGACTATATTGTGGAGGCAAAAGTATGAAGTGGGAAGTGCAATTGTATGTTGCTGGTACAGTTTTTAAGGAAAATGTTCAGGCAAAAGATTATCAAGATGCGAAGGAAACTGCACTCGCACGTAATCCTAAAGCAAGGGTAATTTCAGCAAATCCGAAACCATAAGGGGGGACGCATAAAGTGACATAGTAGTGTAAGGGGTCAGCACTTCAAACCCGACTCCCTTACACAAGTTTTTTCAATTTCTATATTATGTCTAAATCACTTTTTTCTCAGTCAATCGATCTAACCGATGACTATCTAACTCTTGACTATGTTAAGCGTCATTCTAACAATCAATTTGATGTTTATGAGCGTCAAAATGATTTAACTGAAATTGCTATCTATCATTATAGCAATGATGTTTTCAAAGTCATTGTTACTGACTCTGATGATTCATCAGGTTGTTTAGTTAGAACTCAAACTCAAGTTGATGAGTTTGATAATATCTCTGACGCAGAAGATTGCGTCGAAACTTACCTCAAGGATCTACTTTTAGACCTTGGGGTTTAATATTACCAGGAGCATTTTATCATGACTAAATTCACAGTTAACAACAAAGATTACTCTAACCCAGAGCTAAATCTAATGTATGATTTCTTTTCTCAAGATCAATGGGATGTGATAGATCAGGCACTTGATTGTTATGCACAAACCCAAAAGTATGATGGAATTGTGGAAGATACGCATCAAGTTAGAGATGCTATGTATCAATTACTAAGGAGTGCATACTAATGAAACTAACATTAGAACAACATGAGTTTGATGTACTTAAGGGAATAATTGATGATCGATTAAATTCACTTAAGAAGAACATTGCAAAGCACAGTGATAGATTAGATGAGTATGAAAGTAATATAAAGAACTATACAACTTATGATCTTCATCGTAAACTATCGGAGGTTAAGTAACAATGAGTTATGAAAACACCACTCACAAAGTAAACCTAACTGGAGGTGAGATTAGCACCATTCTTTATTACTTAGATGGTGCATTAAGTAGTGTTGGAGATGATAAATTTGACTCTGATACAGTAGAACGAATCTATGCAGAATTACAATCTGTTACTGACAACTATTATGCCCAATTGGAGGAGGCAAAATGATGAACAATTTACAAGAATTCATTGACTATGTTTGGTTATTCTATGGTGAACATAGTGAGACAATTTACCCCATTAAAGGTTTAACTAAGCAAGATATATTTGATGCCTTTAAAATATATCGTAAGAGAATACAAGAGGCAGAAAGTAATAACGGATTATGGTACAATGTATCATATAGTTGGGGAGGAGGTGATAGTTTAGATAGAGAAAGAGTCAGAGATATTATACTTGATAACCCACAATTCACTTGGAGTCATTAACAATGAACACAACACAATCACTCACACCAAATGAAATGACTGATAGACAATTTCTTGGATGGAATCAACAAGTAAGGTCACAATTAGTTGAGGATTTATATTATACTTGTAGACAAGATGGTGAGATATTAGAAGCAATCTTAGATGAGTATGTATATCTTTTAAAGGATAATACAGAGAGATTAGATGAACTTCAAGGATGGACTAATGAAACATTAGGAGAAGATAATTAATGAAACTTGATACACAAGGCAGAATTATCGGGTCATTTTTGATAGTAACCGCATATTATGTTGTGTTACATATATCAGCAACGATTGGTGCTTTTATGTATCTAATAGCTAATGCAATTAGTATGCCATTCTTTATAAGAACTAAAGGGTATGATGTGGTATTAATGTTATCTTTCTTAATGGCAATTTCTCTTTCTAAATTAATATGATGATTGACATTAACTTTATTCTCTTATATAATATACAATAGGAACACAATCACCCATGACATATAAAGAACTACTAGAGAAATTGCAAGGACTAAATGAAGAGCAACTCAGGGCAAATGTAACAGTATATGATATTGGCGCAGGAACATTTGAAGAGATTGATAACACTGGAGTTTCAAATAATATAAGTGATGAGCAGAAAGATACGGATAGATTTTATATAGAGATAGGTAATTGAAGTTTACACTGTGGTTCATACAAGGTGTTACAATAGTATTAGTAACTCACATTGTATTACAAGGAGGGATGTAAAGATCTCTCCTTTTATTTCATCTCCTATAGTATAACATAACCGTAGTAAGTCTTACAGATACGAGAAGCGAAAGCGATTTTTTTGTCATAAATTGTTATAAACAATCAAAGTGTAATTACGAGAATTAATACATACCTTTGTATGCTTTGTTCGGGAAACTCTATAATAAACTTAAAAGGGATATAATAACAAGAAGGGGGGACGGTTAAAGTGACGCTATAGTGTAAGCACTGAGTCAACTGAGTCACATGGAACTAACACCAATCGCCGCCAATCAGAACGCAATTAGTTTCAACAATGGAGCACAAGTCTTCTTCAGTTATAGAACACCAGTCGCAGCATAT